AAGCCTCGATCAAGCCCGGACAGCGCACCTGCCCGAAGTGCGGAACGATTCAACGGCCTGGCGGCCCCGACAAGCCCGCCCGCTACTCTGGCGCGAAGCCAGAATTCAAAGACCCGCTGCACGGCTGCTGCGAATGGGTCAGCGATGGTCGTTGCCACTATCCCGGCGTTTTCAAGCACGGCGGACGCTGGCTGTGCCGGCAGCATGACGGCTGCGACGATCCGATCACCGGCGCGCAGATCGTCGAGCAATCGCACCGCGACATTCCTCATCCCGACTACTCGCATGCTGCGATCAAGGCGCGCTCGCTGGCCGAGGTCCAGCGACAGGCGGCGGAGTTCTCGGCCATCGGAAAGGTGAAGAAAGCGGCATGAGCGCAACCTGCCCGACCTGTGGCCGAAAGTTCGACAAGTCGCATGAGCAGCGCAAGCTGTTTCACGCCATCTGCCGCGACATCGGCCTGCACATCGGAATCACGCCGGGCAAGGTCAAGGAAGCCATCAAGGCGGATTTCTTCGGCCTGGACGAGTACCGCATCGGCGACAAGTGGTATCGGGCCATCCGGCCATCCGAGACGGCGAACAGGGGGGAATACTCGCAACTGATCGACTTCGCCGTGCAGTGGGCGGCGGAGAATTGCGATTTCCAAGCCGACGCGCGCGCGCGTTCCGACCATGCGCCAGCTTGAGCACCAGCACCAGGTTGCGCTATTCCGCTGGGCGAAGCTTCAGTGCGCGTACCCGGAGCTTGACCTGCTCTTTGCCATCCCGAACGGTGGCCATCGCAACAAGGCCACGGCGGGCAAGCTCAAGGCCGAGGGCGTCAAGGCCGGCGTGCCGGATTTGTTCCTGCCGGTGCAGCGGGGCGGCTATGCCGGCCTGTTCATCGAAATGAAGGCGGGCCGCAACAAGCCTACGCTGGAGCAGGCAAGCTGGCACCTGAAGCTTTCGCATCAGGGCTATCGGGTGAGCGTGTGCTACGGATGGGAAGCGGCGCGCGATCTGATCGTGGCGTACCTGGGCGGCTTGGAATGACTGACGTTCTGGCGAAACTCGAGTGCGTCGCCTGGCGCTACATTTCCTGGCCGGTGCTGCTCTGTGATTTCACATCGCAAGGCTATCGCATGGCCGATATTGCGCGGGCGCTGAATGTTCCGCCCTCGACGCTCGACAACTGGAAAAACGGCCATGAGCCGCGCTATTCGCACGGCGAGGCGTTGCTGTTGCTGCATTCGCGCCTGCTCGGCGCCGAGCATACGAGAAATAGGATAAAAGGTTTCCGCGATCAGGCTTTAATGCGTTCGTCCGCCCCCGCAACCAAAGGAGAACGCACACATGCCGAGAGTCGCCGCGAAAGTCGCCGTGCCGGGTGAGGCTGCATCAGCCCACGATCTCGTCTCACAAGACCCCAATTCCTTCGTTTCCGATCCCGATGCGGCCATTGCCGCCGGCCGCAGCGGCAGTGCGCGGCACATCGCCAAGCCGCGGATGGCGGTGGCGCCCGCCGTCCTGACCGTGCCGGACGACACGCGGACGGCCAATGCGCCCATCAACGCGACGGCCAAGACCACGGTGGCCGATGCGATGGCCCTCGACCGCAAGGCCAAGCTGCAGCGCCCGGTCATGACCGAGGCCGGCTGGTACGTCCCGCGCAATTCCCTCGCCGAGCAGCGCGCCAGGCGCAAGAACGGCGAGGAACCCATCGTCGAAATCGACTGAGGAAATCATCATGTGCGGAAATCTTCTTGGGGGCTTGTTCGGCGGTGGTGAGCGCGATACGCCGCCTGTCGTCTATTCTTCGCCGCGCGCCGACCAGGAACGCGCCGATGCCGAAGCGGCATCGAGGTCGGCGCAAGATCGCACCAAGCGCCGCCGCGCTCAACGCGCATCCTCGCTGCTTGCCACAGGCGGACAGGGCGACCTGGGCAGTTCCGGCATTGCTGCGCCGAGTGCATCAGGCAATGCGACACTAGGCGGGCGCTGACATGGCTGCGGATGGCGCGGCCATCCTGCGCCGCTTCGACAAGCTCAAGACCGGCGCCAGCCTGATCCGCAACGTCTGGCGCGACTGCTACCGCTATTCCTTCCCGCTGCGCGGCGTCGGACTTGAATCAGACGGCGAAGTCAAGGACGAATCCAACGCCGCCACGGCTGCCGAGCTGCAAGCCGACCTGTACGACTCGACCGCCACCGATGCGGCGAGGATTCATTCCTCCGCCCTGATGTCCGGCCTCACGCCGGCCAACTCGCGCTGGTTCGGCCTGGATGTCGATGGTGCCTCTGATGCCGCCAAGAAGTGGCTGGACGCCGCGGCGGATGCGCTGTGGGAAAACATCCACCTGTCGAACTTCGACGCCGTAGCCTATGACTGCATGGTCGACATGACCGTGGCCGGACAGTTCGTCATGCTCTGCGACAAGAACCCGAAAACAGGCGGCTTCCGCTTCGAGCAGTGGCATTTGGCGAATACCTATTTCTCCGCAAGCAGGCCGAGCATGCCGGTTGACTCGGTGTTCAACGAGATCGAGCTGACCGCCGAACAGGCTGTCAAGCAATACGGCGAAGACATGGTGCCGGAGAAGGTGCGCAAGTGCCTTGCCGACAACAAGCCGGACGAGAAATTCCGATTCGTGCGCACCATCTATCCGCGCGAGAATGGCAATGGAAAGGGCGGCAGGTTCGCCCGCAACCTGCCCATTGCGTCCTGTCACGTCGAGCGGGAAAGCAAGAAGGTCGTGCGCGAGTCCGGCTACCACGAAATGCCCATCGGCGTGCCGCGCTGGCATCCGCTGCCGGGCACAGCCTATGCCTTCGGCCCGATGTTCGATGCCCTGCCGGACTGCAAGACGCTTAACGCCGAAGTCAAGTTCGTGCTGGCCAATGCCGACCTGGCCATCGCCGGCATGTGGATCGCCGAGGACGACGGCGTGCTCAACGCCCGCACCATCAAGATCGGCCCGCGCAAGGTGATCGTGGCGAACAGCGTCGATTCCATGAAGCCGCTGCAGCCGTCAGGCAAGTTCGACGTGGCGGCGCTCGAGATCGACCGACTGCAACGCAGCATCCGCAAGGTGTTGATGGCCGACCAGCTCACGCCGAACAATGAAGGCCCGGCCATGACGGCCACCGAGATCAGTGTGCGCGTGGAACTGATCCGGCAGCAACTCGGGCCGGTCTATGGCCGCCTGCAGTCGGAATACCTGCAATGGCTGGTGACGCGAGCTTTCGCCGTGGCTTACCGGGCTGGCGTGTTCGGTCAGGCGCCGCAAGAGATCATGGATCGCGTGCTGTCCATCCGCTACATCAGCCCGATCAGCCGGGCGCAGAAGGCGGTGGACGTGGCGGCGATGGACCGCTACGAAAACAGTCTTGCGCTCGAAGCCCAGGCCACCGGGCGCACGGACATCCTGGACAACTACGATTGGGACAAGGGCGCCCGGAAGCGCGCAGATCTGCTTGGCGTGCCGATGGACCTGATCCCGGATGCCGATGCTGTTGCAGAGGCCAGGACCGGCCGGCAACAGCAGCAGCAACAGGCGATGGCTGGCGACATGCTGGCCACCGTCGTGCGCGACAACGCCGGGGAATTGATCGGACTCAGGAAGGGCTGACAATCATGAACCATTCAACCGAGGAGTAAATCATGGCCGATGGGCTTTTCTATGAGGACTTGAGGGAACCGCACCTCGTTACCGACCTGACCGCGATCACGATGGCGGCGACGGCCAAGGCGCTTTATCCGGCGGCGGCGTTCCCTGTCCTCGGCGGGCAATACTTCAACCGGCCCGGCAAGGCCATCAAGATCAGCATGTGGCTCAAGCTCGTGCTGGGCGCCACGCCGGGCAACTTCTCCTTCAACATTCACTGGGGCACTGGCGCGGATGCCAACGGCACCCTGATCTGCACGGCCGGCACGCCCGTTGCGCTGACCGCATCCGTGACGAAGTGCGGCTATGCGGAATTCGTCATCCGCTGTCTGACGACCGGCACTGCGGGGACGCTGCAGGCTACCGGCGTTGCCTGGTTCGATCCGGCCATCATCGCAAGCACCTTGCAACCGATCCTGGTCCCCACTGCCGGCGCTGCCGCATCGGCCGCTCTCGATCTTACGGCGGCCAACATCGTCTCGGTTCAGGCGCTGCAATCCGGCACGGCCGGCACAATTCAGGTTCAGTCACTCCTGGTCGAGGCCCTGAACTGAAATGGTGGTGATCTGGCCGCTGCGTGAGAAGCTGCTGCAGCCAGTCTTCATGCAGCAGCGCCCGCGCTGGACGGGCGGGCGGCGCATTCCGTCCCGGCCGACGCTCCCGTGGATGTTCAAGGATAGGCCGCTGAACGGCCAGATCAATTTCGGTCGGATTGACCGCGCTCCGATGGCCGTCGACTCTCTGGCTTCTCGCTCCGCGTTCCCCCGGCCTGTGGTTACTCGCCCTGCGGTGGTTCACGCCCTGCGGCCGATGCCCGCGCCGTACTACAGCATCGCCGGAACCACCAAGGACAAGACAGGGGCGGCACTCGGCTCTTGTGTGGTTCATCTCACGAAGACTGCGTCGGACATGCCGGTCGATCAGATCACTTCCGATGCTTCGGGCAACTTCGAGTTCCGCAGCGCATCCCCTGCACAGGCCTTCTACAGCGTCGCCTACAAGGCGGGCAGCCCTGACCTTACCGGGGCGACGAAGAACAATCTCGTCGCGGGGGATTCAGTGTCGATCTTCTTGCGCGACCCGACAGTACCGGACGGCCCGGGCGGCAGCGCCGCCTACCGCGTTGTCGGCTCGCCGGTCGTGCGGAGGGTGAGCCTGTGACCCCGGTCGGTCTCGGCGATTCGTTCTACCTGCACGTCGGGACGTCAAGCGCCACGACCGGCGCGGCGACGAACGCCGACAGCACGCCGACCGTCACCATCGAGGAAGACGGCGTGGCGATGGGCTACGCGCCCACCGTGGCGAACGTCTCGACCGGCCTCTATCGGGTGACGATTGACGCCACGGCGGGCAACGGATTCGAGGCGGGCAAGCGGTACAGCGCCTACGTCTCGGCCACGGTCGGCGGCATCAATGGAAAGGACGGCATCGGGGAGTTCGAGGTGCTGGGGACTGATCTCAACGTGGGGATGACAAATCTGGACGCCACGGTCAGTAGTCGGCTGGCGACGGCTGGCTACACCGCGCCGGACAATGCGGACATTGTTGCGATTCTCGGGTTCGTTGATACGGAGATAGCCGCCATCAAGGCCAAGACCGATCAACTTGCCTTCACCGTCGCCAATCAGGTCGATGCAAACGTGCAGGCTGTCAACGACACGACCGTGACCGGAAACGGCCAGCCCGGAACCGAGTGGGGGCCGGCATGACGCCAAGCTGGGGCAGTTCGTGGGGAACGAGCTGGGCCAACTCATGGGGGCAGGCAGGCGCTACGCAGGATCAGGCCCAGGCCGAACCTTCCGACATTTCCGTCATCTTTGCGCATGACCATAGCGCCCTGCATCTGCTGCCCAACGAGATCGCCCAGCGTCGCCGCCTCTGGCTGAAACGGCAGCGCGACAAGGCCATCGAGGAAAAAGAAAAGCGCCGCCGCCGCGAGCTTGAATTGATCTCGCTCTACGCCCTCGTCAAAGAAGCTGCCTAGCTTCCCATAAATAGGGAAACAGTCTGCGCGCGCTGCCTTGTAATGCGCGCATGTACTCGCCCGAAGAAATCGCAAGCCGCCGCCTGGTGGAATTCATCGCCCTCGACAAAGGGCGCGGGGAGATTTGGGCGGCCGGCACGATCCAGCGCATTCAGATCGACGACCTGCTCGACTTCGTGCAGGCCGTGGAAATGATCATGCTCAAGCTCACCGGGAAGGTGCTGAATCCGAGCTTTCGCCCGCAGATCAAGAGCCGCGCCGGCCTGGCCTATGACGTGCTGCAGGCCGGTGGCGCCGACCTGTACGACGGCGGCCAGGGACCGGCGCCGCAGGGCGTCGGGCATTGGTATCTGCGCTGCGAGATCGACGGCAACCGCTGGGATGTGTGGTTTGCCCGCCTGGACGAGCTGATCAAGGCGCTCTACAACATCGTCGAGGAAGCGCAGGCCGATCCCTACCTGCGCCCGATCTCGGCGCCCGTGAGGCTGAACGGCCATGCATGACCCTTCCGTCAAGCGCGAGGAACTGGCGCCGGCCGAAATGTATCACCGCGTTTTCGTCGGCCATGCCGAGGGCGCCAAGGTTCTGGAAGACCTGGTTGCCCGTTTCCACGACAGGGCGATCCATGTGCCCGGTGGCATCGAAGGGCAGCGCGAGACGGAAAAACGGGCGGCACAGAAGGAAGTGATTGGCTTCGTCCTGCGCCGCATCGGTTCGATTCACTACAAGGAGGAAAACGAAAATGATTGACCTGCTGCGCAAGATGATGGGCAACGTGTTCATGGATCAGGCTGGCGCTGATGGCGGCGCCGGAGCGGGCGGCGCACCGGCCGGCGATGGCGCCGGACAAGGCGGCGAGAAAACGCTGATGGAATCCGCCGCCGCCGGCGAACTCGACGAAACCGGCGGCGAAGCCGGAGCCGGCGAGGCCAGTCAGGGCACCGAAGGCGGCACGCCCGAACAGCGCGCCATTCAGGCCAGCGAGAAGGACATCCGCCGGCCCAAGTCCGTGCCGGCCAAGTTCTGGAATGCCGAGAAGGGCGAGGTGAACTTCGAAGCCTGGGCGAAAAGCACGGGCGAACTGGAAGCCCGCATGAAGGACGTGGGCCTGCCGCCGAAGACGGCCGAGGAATACACCTTCGACGCGCCCAAGGAGTTCAAGGAAGCCGGCCTCGATCTCGATCCGGCCATGACCAAGGAATTCCGCGATGCCGCCCTGGAAGCCGGCCTGACGCAAAAGCAGTACGAGTTCGTCATGGGCAAGTATTTCGCCAGCATTGGCGGCATGGTCGAGGCGGCCGAGGGCTTCGGCCGCGAGGGCTGCCGCTCGGCGCTGATGGGCTTCTACAAGACCGAGGAAGCGATGGGCGATGCGCTCAAGGCCGCCTTCAACACCTATTCGGCCTATGCCGACGAGGAGGAAATGAAGGCCATCAACCGCATCGGAAACAATCCGTTTTTCGTGCGCATCCTGGCGAAGATCAACCGCGAAATGACCGAGGATCGGCAGATCGACACCGGCGGCGCCGTGTCGGACGAAAGCATCGAGGAATTGATGGCCAAAGGTTCCCCCTATTGGGACGCCAGCCATCCGCAGCACAAGCGCGTGGTGGATAAGGTCACGGCCTACCACCAGCGCAAGGCGCGCGACTCGCAGAGGAAGCGCGCGGCGTAACGCCGAACAACCCGCGCAAGCGGGCCGGCACATGAAGCAGACGGGGGAACAACCGGCACGGCCGGCCCCCGGCCCAGGCAGCGCAGGGCCTTAAACAGCGCGGCACATGCAGCAACGGCCCACCGGCCGGCAAAGGCTAAATGGTGGAACAACCGGAAAAGTGAGCAGTGCCTTTTAACTTTTTTGGAGACCATCATGAGCTTTCAAGTAACCGAAGCATTCGTGCAGCAGTTCAGCGCGAATTTCCTGCACCTTGCCCAGCAGACCGAAAGCCGGTTCCAGGGCGCGGTGCGCGTCGAGGCCGGCATCGTCGGCGACTCGAAGAAGATCAACCGCATCGGCGCCACGGCTGCCATGAAGAAGACGACTCGCCACGGCGACACGCCGCTGATCGAGACGCCGCATTCAACGCGCTGGATCGACCTGGAAGACTACGAATGGGCCGATCTCGTCGACGAGCTGGACAAGAAGAAGCTGCTGGCCGATCCGACCAGCGACTACCTCAAGGCCGGCGTCGCGGCGATGAACCGCGCCAAGGACGACGCGATCTATGCCGCTGCCCGCGGCAATGCGCGTTCAAGCACCGGCACCGTCGCGCTTCCGGCCGGCCAGAAAATCGCCGTCGGCGCTACCGGCCTCACCAAAGCGAAGATCATCCAGTGCAAAAAGATGTTCCGCGCCAACGAGGCGGACGAGGAAAACGGCGAGGAACTGTACTGGGCCTATGGCTCGGAACAGATGGAAGACATCCTCGGCGACACCACCCTGACCTCTGCCGACTTCATGACCGTGCAGATGATCCAGGAAGGCGCCGTCGGCAAGCGCTGGATGGGCTTCAAGTGGATTCCGTCGGAACGCCTCTACAAGTCCGGCACCGACCGCTACACCGTTGCCTGGGCGAAGTCCGGCATGGCCCTCGGCGTCGGCGCCGAAGTCATGACGCGGCTCACCGAGCGCGCGGACAAGTCCTACGCGATGCAGCCCTACGCGCGCATGAGCATCGGCGCGACGCGGGTCGAAGACGCGAAGGTGGTCGAAGTGGCCTGCCTGGAGTAAGGCAGCCAACACGAACATAACCAGGAGAAAACATCATGGCAGTCGTAAACACCAAAAGCACCAGCATCACCAACGTCGATGCCGGCGACCTGAACGCGGACTACAAGACTCGCGGCCCCATCCGCGAGGCAGTCGAAACCCTGGAAGCCGTCAGCGGCGACTCCATCGCTTCGACCTATCGCATGGTCCGCGTCTGGTCCGGCTGGCGCGTCACCGATGTCATCCTCGATTGCGATGCCATCACCACCTGCGCCGCGGATATCGGCCTCTATCGCACCGCTGCCGATGGCGGCGCCGTGGTGGACGCCGACTTCTTCGCCTCCGCCCAATCGCTCGCCACGGCCCTGAACAGCCAGAACGTGACGAACGAGTCGGGCGTGGTGGACATCGCCAACAAGGGCAAGCGCCTGTGGGAAATGCTCGCCCTGACGGCCGATCC